GAGATGTAGCCCTTCGCGATTCAATGAACAATATTATTGATCAAAGAATTACGAAGTGCAGACGATCAAATTTGACTCATGGTAATACCAGAGACTAATTTGTCGCCGATCACAGTCCGTTTAGCAAATTCAAATACAGGAAGATCTTTGGAAATTAAAGATTTAGAAAAATTTATTTCTAATCCTAATTTCTTCATGATCTCTGTATAGGCATCTGCCAACGAGCTATCGAAGATTACTATATCATCACCAAGGACCTCGTATCTTTCTTCTCAATCGGTATTAATACCGATTGTTTTTGCTGCGATTTGCATTATTCAATGATGAGTAATAGCTAATCCAGCTCAAGACGAAAGACATCCCATAGGTTGACCAACAGCATATCTATATACATTATTTGTATCTAGTTTATACTGTTTAGCTGAGTTAGATGTAAAGGTAAAATCTCTTTTAACCATTACATCAACTCAAGCTTGACCCAATCCTGAAATCTTAAATAAAGATTCGAAGATTGAGCCGGTTAATTCTACAGGAAGACGATCAGTGGCTGCAGATAAATCAAAGCTAAAAGCTTGATTGTATTTGATAGCCTTCTGTGAACACCTCTCTACTGCAGCGTCTTGATCAAACGTTCCATCATTTGGTATTTTTGATAATAAATCAAAAATAGCTAAATGAAGGGGTTTCATCACAGACTGAGTCACTGTATCAACTAGAGCAAAAACTCTAATTTTTCCAGCTGCCTCATGCTTAGTAGCGAACTGACCAAAAGGAGAAATCATTGATCCCTTAACCGGAAGAGATTCTTCCGGAAGAGAGATAATGATATCCTTGGCGTCGTCAAGACGTTCAAGGAACTTCTTTGTGTTTCAACAGGTTCCAACTACTGCAAGATACTTTAACAAGTAATCTCACACTTCACCTCCTTTTGGATGAGCTAAAAGATGATAAACATCTGTTAACAAACCAAAAGAAGAATTAACATTGGAAGGCGATGCCTTCCCTGTTATGTGAAATGTAGTTGGAGCTAAGTTCATTTTCCGGCTACTGTCTCATTTAATAGGTCACTTAAATTCCTGAGCCTCTCTTTTTAGAAGCTCGAGGAAATCTAAGTCACCACTAAATGGAGCAGTAATAGTCTCTAACTTTAATTTACCAGGGATTTCTAAAACCCTGTAAATTGAGAAGAGACTATGCCAGAAACGGATAACACTAGCGTCACCGTGTATCATACGAAATCTATCACTACGATTAATTATCGCAGGACATCCATTGATCAAACGAGGAAGGGGGAGATCTTTTTCAATCTCACGAAGAGATTTTAAACGATCCCCTCCCAACCACTTTTGCAATGCAACGGTGCATGCCTTCAATCATTTGATTGTATAGGTACCACCGTGATTTCGATTTGTTTTCATAACAAATTGAATGAAATTGTTTGCAATTAGTAGTCTACCTTGGAATCCAGTTACCTTATCAAAACACAAAGTTATTAACTTTGGTAATGTTTTCAGTAACTTATCAAAAGTAACTTTTGATATTGGTAACACTCTGTTCCCAATAACAACTTTCCGTGTGGAGCTCAATAAAATTTTTATTGTGTTCTTCATGGGATATGTTATATTTGAGGTTAACTTTTATTACCTCAAAGTTCTTAATCGTTTATAGATCGTAAGATCTATAGAGAGTTATTTTATACTCTCAAAAGCGAAAGAGAATGGAACAAAGGATGATTAATCTAGGGTTTTCCCCTAGGATCTAGTTATTAGGTCCAAGGATAAACTCTGGAGTCTAAGATAGTTCCGAAGAATTTATCGTTAAACTGACAGATCTGGAGCTACATCGAGGAATACCTC